ATATAACCAAACAGCAAAAGAGCTATTAGAAGCTACCAAAGCTACCAATGCTCTATTAAATAAGCAAGTAGCAATAGCAATGGCTACAGAGAAGAATACCAAAAAAACATCCAAAGTGGTTGATAAAGTGGGTCCTTCTATAGTATAATGAGTGATAGAATATGAGTTGGAAAAAATATTTCAAAGAACCACAAGGATCACCCATAAGCGGAGATAAAGTACCTAATTTCGCAAAAAGAAATTATTCATCTTATCTACCCGATGTTTACACAGGACATCCTAACAGAATACAGAGATACTTTCAATATGATCAAATGGACAACGATTCAGAGATCAATGCAGCTCTGGATATTCTTGCAGAATTTTGTACACAGAGCAACGAAGAAAACGAAACACCGTTTGATTTATTATTCAAAGACGATGTTACAGAAACCGAGGTTAAACTTTTAAAAAAAGCTCTACAACAATGGACCAAGTCTAACAGATTCGGCAGAAGAATATTTCGTATTTTTAGAAACTGTCTGAAATACGGAGATTGTTTCTTTGTGAGAGATCCAGAAACTGACAAATGGTTATACATGGATCCTGCGAAGATTGACCGAATTATTGTTAACGAATCTGAAGGCAAAATACCAGAACAATATATTATTCGAGATATTAACCCTAACCTACAAAAATTATCTGCCACACAGATTGCACCTAACCAGTTGTATGGTGGTACAGGCACAGGACCATATCAACAGAACTATGCAGGTGCTGGCACAGGATTAAACACCAGCTACCCGACTGGAGGATCAGGCGGAAGATTCTACAGAACCATGAATCAATATGCTATCAATGCTGAGCATGTGGTGCATATGAGTCTATCAGACGGTATGGACAATCTATTCCCGTTTGGTCAGTCAGTGTTAGAACAAGTATTCAAAGTTTACAAACAAAAAGAGTTATTAGAAGACGCAATCATTATCTATCGAGTACAAAGAGCACCAGAGCGAAGAGTGTTCTATATTGATGTGGGTAACATGCCAACACACTTGGCGATGCAATTCGTTGAGCGAGTTAAAAACGAGATCAATCAAAGAAGAATTCCCAGCACATCCGGCGGAATGAGTTATATCGACGCCACATATAACCCAATGAGTATCAACGAAGATTACTTCTTCCCTCAAACAGCAGAAGGTAGAGGATCTAAAGTGGACACATTACCAGGAGGAACTAACCTTGGAGAGATTGACGATTTAAGATATTTCACTAACAAATTGTACAGAGGTTTAAGAATTCCAAGTTCGTACTTGCCAACAGGTGCAGACGATGGAGCTCAACAATATAACGATGGACGAGTGGGCACTGCATATATTCAAGAATTGAGATTTAACAAATATTGTGAAAGATTACAGAGTTTAATTGCTCCAATATTTGATGAAGAGTTTAAATTATGGATCAAAGACAAAGGCTACAGTATTGATAACAGCACATTTGAAATTAAATTCAATCCACCACAAAACTTTGCACAATATAGACAGACAGAAATGGATCAAAGTCGAGTGGGCACATTTGTACAGGTAGCAGAGTTACCTTACATGAGCAAACGTTTTGCTCTAAAAAGATTCCTAGGACTTTCCGAAGAAGAAATGGCTCAAAACAGCACCCTGTGGGCTGAAGAGAATGCAGTAGCACAGAAAAAACAGACCAAAACCACTCAATTAAGAACAGGCGGCGTTAGTCAAGCAGGAGTACAATCAGATCTAGATCAATTTGAAAACCCAACTCCTGAAACAGGAGCAGCAGCACCAGGTTCAGCACCAATAGGACCAGGCAGCACACCACCTGCAGGTGGAACACCAGGAACTACACCAGGCGGCGGAGCTACTGTATAAAATAATACAGTAAATGACCGAAATAAAAAAATATCAACAAGAACACATTTGTCATAGACCGTGGACTTCTTTGGATGTAAATCCTATGGGAGAATTTAGACCCTGTTGCATATACAACGAACCTGTTAAAGACGACCATGGCAACAATCTTTCTGTTCATAACAGCACTATTAATGATGTTATAAACTCCAATTATATGAACAATCTACGACAAGAATTTCTATCTGGAGGCAAACCTAAACAGTGCGAAGCATGTTGGAAAGAAGAGGCAGCTGGAAAAAAATCACAAAGAATGCACATTTGGGAAAAACCAAATTTCAATCTATTAGGAAAATACAACATTGAAAAGAATATAAACACTCTGTATGATTTAACCATGCGTTTAGGTAATATTTGTAACCTAAAATGCAGAATATGTAATGAAATCTCCAGTTCTCAGTGGTCCAATGAGAAGATCAAAGAGAATAAAAACAACATTGCTGCAATCGAACGTCTTAAAAACATTAATCGATTAGGACAATGGCCTAGACAATCTGTAAAGTATTTTGAAGACCTAGATTCGGTATTAGAGAATATTAGATTTTTTGAATTTACTGGTGGAGAGCCTCTATTAATCGAAGAACAATTTGCCATATTACAAAAATGTATAGATGCAGGATCTGCTCCCAAGATAGAAGTACATTATAATACCAATGGCACAGTGTATCCAGAAAACGCAATAAAGAGCATATGGCCCAAATTTAAAAGAATAGAACTAGCATTCAGCATCGACGATGTAGGGACTAGATTTGAATATCAAAGACATCCTGCTGTATGGAACAATGTTGAAGAGAATATCTATAAAATAAAAAATGCAGGCATGACAAATCTTTCCATACAAATTTGTACCACAATAAATGTTATGAATATACTGTATCTTGATGAGATTGAACAATTTGTTAATGAGTTAAATCCGGATTTTTGGCATATTAACATATTACATGAACCTGCAGAGTTTGATGTGCAAAGAATACCCCAAAAGATTAAAGAAAAAATTAACAATAAATTTAAAAAACATATAAAAAGTAAAGAAATAACAGTTGCGTTGGACTATATGAGCAATAAAGATTACAATATTACCGATTGGAAAGAGAAATTAATGTATAAACTTACAGGTGTTGACGAAAATCGCGGAGAAAAGTTTGAAAAAACATTTCCAGAACTCTACAGTTTAATACAATAAATAACATTATGCGCTTAACAGAGATGTGGTCATATGGTCCGCAAGGATTTGAACAGAACAAAAGTTACAATGCAGAAGACGATATTTCTGTTTTGGATTCTGATGACACTCGTAAAACTCGTTTAAAACTTCGAGATATTAACAAAATGCGACTTGCTAGCGAAGCACACGATCAAGATCAAAGAGAACAAGCAGAATTTGTTCAAAAGATGTACGGTCAACCAGCAGCAGCCGAAGATAACCTATCACTTTAATATAATGTCCAACACAGCGTTCGTACTGGGCAACGGTGAATCACGCAAAGGCATACGAATTGCAGATTTAAAGAAACACGGCACAGTTTTTGCTTGTAATGGTGTGTATAGATCTGAAGAACCAGATTATCTCATAGCAGTAGACCCTAAAATGATTCTAGAGATAGCGGAAACAGAATATCCTAAAACACACGAAGTATGGAGCAATTACAACAGTCAGTATTCAAAAAATGAGAATGCTAAGAATTATGTGAAATGGTTTCAACCCAGCCTAGGATGGAGTTCAGGACCCACAGCTCTAAAAATGGCAGCAGATAAAAAATTTACTAAAATTTATATACTGGGATTTGACTATCGAGGACATCCACGAGATGGCAGCAAGAACAGCTTCTACTTTAATAATGTATTCAAAGACACTCGAAACTATAAAAAGGGCAAAGATGAGGCCACCTATTATGGTAATTGGATGAATCAAACGAAAAGAGTGCTGACAGATTATCCGCACATACAATTTTTTCGTGTAGTACCTAAAAATGCGTTCAAACCGCACGATCTAGAGTTTAACACAAACTTTAAACACCTAGATATTGACGAATTTCTACAGATACATAATATACAGAGACAGAGTTAGTCAAAAACCACCGTTTTTGACCCAAAAGTACCGCTTTATTTCGTCGGTTGCTTAAATAATACACTTTATAAAGTATAAAAACAACTTGCCAACAAGGAGCACGTGCAATGACACAATCAACAAACAAATTTGAGCAATTGCTTGAATTATTAATCAACGAAGAGAATGATAAAGCGCAGGCGCTATTTCATGAAATCGTTGTAGAAAAATCTAGAGACATCTATGAAGGTTTAGCAGAAGCTGAAACTAAAGAAGACTCTAAAGAAGAAGTTAAAGAAACTGAAACAACTGCAGAAGTTAAAGAAACAGAAAAAGCTGCAGAAGTTAAAGAAACTGAATCAAAAGACGAAACAGTTGACGAAGAAGTAGAAATTGAAGAAACTTCAAAAGAAGAAGAATCAATTGAAGAAGTTGGTGGCGACGCTACTGATGATTTAATTGCTGACGTTTCTGCTGACGAAAAAGGCGATGCAGAACAAGGTGCAGAAGCAATGGGTGATGAACCTGCTGCTGACGATGCACAAGCTGATGAAGCGTTGAAAACAAAATCGTTGACTTAGAAGATGCTTTAGAAGAATTAAAAGCAGAATTCGAAAAAATGATGTCTGGTGAACAAGGCGAAGAACATGCTGATGCTGAGAAATCAGAAGAAGCAGTTGTAGCTCAACCAGCTCAAGACGCTCAAGTAGCTGTAGCACAAGAAGCTAAAAAAGATGATATGAAAAAGGAAACTGTGAAAGAGTACAAAATTAAGAAAAACGCTGACACAGCTGACCATTCAGACAAATCTGCAAAATCTCCAGTCGCTAAGAAAAACGACATGGGCGGAACTGCTAAAAACGTAGCTCAAGCTCAGGAAGATAATGCTAAAGTATCTGTTGCAAAAGCAAAAGATATGGGTGTTACATTTGAAAATGAACCAGGCAAAGACAAAGCAACTTCTTTCAAAAAAGAAGTAAAAGCTAGCAACAATGATGGTTCTGACAAATCAGCAAAATCTCCAATTGCTGCTGCTAAGAAGTAAGCAACAATAGAGAAAAAAGGGAGCGGAAATGTCACTGTATCTAAGAGAACATTTAACCTACGATCAGGCTAGGATGGAAGTCTTGCACGAAGGCAAGGAAGGCAAGGACCTTTACATGAAAGGTATCTGCATCCAAGGCGGGATCAAGAATGCTAATCAAAGAGTTTACCCGATCAATGAAATACAAAAAGCGGTAAAAACTCTTAATGATCAGATCACATCGGGTTATTCTGTTCTGGGAGAAGTGGATCACCCCGATGATTTAAAAATTAATTTGGACCGTGTTAGTCACATGATTACTGATATGTGGATGGACGGTCCAAATGGATACGGCAAGATGAAAATCCTGCCAACACCAATGGGCCAACTAGTGAAAACTATGTTAGAGTCTGGAGTTAAACTAGGTGTATCAAGCCGAGGTTCTGGAAACGTTTCAGAATACGGTGGAGGACAAGTTAGTGATTTCGAGATTATAACAGTGGACGTAGTGGCACAACCTTCAGCACCGGGTGCTTACCCAACTGCAATTTACGAACATTTGTTGAATACAAAGGGCGGAAATCGAGCAATGGGTCTGGCTGCTGAGATTAGAGATGATAAAAAAGCACAGAAGTACCTTAAAGAGGCACTAACCAACATAATAAAGGACCTAAAATAATGTTCGACGCAATATCAAAACTGGTTGAATCAGGCGTTATTGGAGAAGAAACTCAAAAGACTATCCAAGAAGCATGGGAAAACAAAGTTAAAGAAAATAAAGAACAAGCTGCTGCTGAACTTAGAGAAGAATTCGCTAAGAGATACGAGCACGATAAAAATAACATGGTAGAAGCCATCGACAAGATGATGACTGCTAAGTTAAGTGAAGAAATCACTAAGTTCGTTGAAGACAGAAAAGCACTTGCAATGGAAAAAATAACATACAAAGAAAACGTAGGCAAACACTCTGCAAAATTAGAATCATTCGTAATGAACAAATTAGCAGAAGAGCTTAACGAGCTTAATGTTGACAGAAAGAGTGTACACGAAAACTTCTCTAAATTAGAAGAATTTGTAGTAAACGCTCTTGCTAAAGAAATCAAAGAATTCCACACAGACAAACAAGACGTCGTGGAAACCAAAGTTAAATTAGTAAAAGAAGCTAAAGTTCAAATGAAAAAATTGAAAGAAGCTTTTATTACTAAATCTGCCAAAGTGGTTGAAGACGCAGTTACTAAAAAATTGGGTGAAGAATTAACTCAATTAAAAGAAGACATTACTGCTGCTAGACAAATTAACTTTGGTAAAAAAGTTTTCGAAGCATTCGCTTCTGAATATCAATCTTCTTACTTAAATGAGAAGAGTGAAACTGCTAGACTATTAAAAGTAGTCGATGAGCAGATGTTAAAAATAAGCGAAGCTAAGAAATCCATCGAAGAGAAACAAGCGGTGATTGAATCCAAGGAGCAAGAAATTGCTAGATCCAAAGATTTGATGGAACGCAAGGAAACGATGGCTGAGTTGCTCAAACCATTGAGCAAAGACAAAGCAGACGTTATGAATCAATTGCTTGAATCAGTTCAAACAAAAGATTTAAAATCTGCTTACACTAAGTATCTTGCTCCAGTGATGGACGATAAGTCAACTGTAACCGCTGCTAAGAAAGTAATTTCTGAAGCCAAAGGTGACAGATCACAAAGAGAAGATGCTGATTTAACCAATATCCGTAAATTAGCGGGTATATAACCATAAACAAAAAGGGAAACGATCAAATGTCAGAACTATTTGAATCAAA